CATCTGTTGTGAAAATAAATCCATCCTCTATATTGTTAGAAAATATACTGAGGAGATCAGTTTCATTACCATTCGGTAGAACATATCTAATGTTTGCGGCGACATTAATACCACCACTAGTATTCACCGCGGGCACCAACAGTTGAGATCTGGATATACTTTCTATATCTAATTTTAAGTTTTTTGTTAATTTTGGTGCGCCTATGAAACCCGGAGCATCAAGATAATTTATTGCATGTAAATGCCCAGTTGTTAATAAGCGTGAAGATGTTCTTGGGCCAGTAGATGGCCAAAGAGCAGCAGTGATCCCATTAAGACTCAATACGCCAGTGGTTGCTTGTACTGTTGAATTATTGGTATTGGAAGCAGTTAAACCAATAAATCCACGATACGGAAGAATCAATCCCGTATCGCCAGTCAAACCGAGAAGCATTGGTTTTGAAACATATGAAGTTACATCTGGCTCTAAAGTAGTACCAGCACCAGAAACTCCACCGCTCAAGAAGTAAACAACACCCTTTTGGAGAGTTGCGCCGCCCGCACCTAAGAAGTTTGAAACAACGGTTGATCCAGTTATTCTACCAGCAGTTGCAACTTGTGCGTTTCCACCAGTAAATCCTATTACAATTCCTACAACTTCTGATGTGCATTCATCATCTGCTAATGCTTTTTCAATTTTACCAGTAGAATCAAGATAAACTATATTTCCAATGGTAACACCGCTATTTGCGGGAAGAACTACATTAATACCAGAAACATCTGAGGTAAAACTTGATGTCAGTGTACCATTAACAGTAACATTACCATTGAATGTTACATTTTTGCTTATGGTGCTTCCGATGTCTAAAGTATAACCACCCTGTGTTGTTGGGTGTGGAGTAACAAGAATGCCATCTCCCCCGGTGATTCCTCCTACTTTAAGAGCATTCAACCGAGTAATCATCTCATTCGTCTTGGCGTACCAAGCACCGAATGTTGTTCCGAGATTTATTGAGTTTATTGTTGTGAAGTCAGACATATTATCCTGTTATTTCTTTAACTTTAATGTTATTTAGGTAATACAAACCATCGGACCTATTTTGTGCTATGGCAACAAAATTATTGGTAATTTGTGTATCAGATATGGTTATTCCCGTAATTTTCAGGTAATATCTACCAGAACCACACGAAGAAGTATTTCTAACATTCAACGGATGGTATACATCAGAACTAAAAGTATTGCAAGTTGCTAATTCGCCAGTATATGTTTCATTTGCTGTAGTATTTAATGTAAATCCTATAAAATAGTTTTCAGGAATATCAGTTAGTGAAAATACTGGTTGAATGTTTGTTTTCAGAAACAACCAAAAATATAATCCAAACGAATTTGCTTTACACAAAAACCAAGGCAGTAGAGGTGAAGTATTTGAAATTTGCACAGTGTTATTAAAAACTAATTTACCAAGTACTGAGTTTATTGTTAATAAATTTGGATTTATTGGAGTAGCACCCTCCCAACCTGGACCAGTAGATGATGAAGAACCGTAATTTAATAATTCATTAAACCAGTTAGAAAGCATTTGATTAGATAATGTTTGTTCAATATTCATTCTATATTGAATTTCATTCAATTCCTGTGCCTGCAATATTGTGCCAGGCTCAAATGCAATCATTTTATATCCAGCCGAAAACTTTCCATTTGCTGGAACTCCAAAATCAACAGCACCAAAATTTGGCGGATTAAATCCGGGAATATTATTTATGTCTCGTTCTGTTGTTATTTGTATTGGTACTATTGCCATATTAGATTAGGAATGAAAGTTTTGCGGAAGAATCTGACCCAGTGGTGTTATTAAACGATATATTATTGTTTAATATTTTGGTTGAAACATACTCTACATTATTTAGTTCATACTTTGGCTCCGATATATCACTTACCGTAAATGTATCACTGCCTATTATTATTTCATCAACAGAAGACAAAACATTGAACAATAATTCATCTACGCCGGCAATTTCTAAAGTAGAAGATATTGGATTTTCTGCTATATCATAATTAACTTCTATGGCTACCAAGGCAGAACTATAATCTGCTTGTGTTGCGGTTGCGTCATCTGTTTTAATTGTTACTGTCGTGGTTCCTGCTGAATCATCAACGAATATTTCACCTACATTGATATCAGGAAGAATTGGTCCAGCAAAACTAGACAGCGCATCAAGAGTAATCAATGTTGTCATTCTGCCGCTATCTGATTCATTTGGCAATAGATTTATTGTTGGATCTATTCCATTTGTGGTTTTTAGATTTTTCAGAATTCCTACCTTTGAGAAAACTGTTTGCTTTGTTCCGACATTAGCATTTGATAAATCTTGCAGATTCGACAAATCTGTTGCAGAGAATTGTTTTATTATTGAAATTTTTGGAGTAGGTAGGAAAGCAGATGGATCTGCTAGATCTGGTACCAACACTGCATTTATTGCATGTTGAAGTTTTGTACTTACTGCATCTGGTATGCTAAAATGGGGAGTTAGGAAGTTAGTTCCAGATGAACGAAGTGTTATACCATTTGCTACGAATGCATTTCTTCTTATATCGTAATAAGTTTCAATGTTTGCCTCTGCTCCTATTCCTAACGGATCTAGAATCGTAATTTCTGGTTTTTGGGTTCTTACGATTCTGTCTTCTATGGATAGAGAAGATACATCAAGTTGAAGATAAACTATTCCACCATTCAAGTTTTGTCCATATAAGTAATTATTATAATGGATATAATAACGACTATTTACATCCATAGAACTTAAATTGGAAACCAATTCGTCTATTGGATTTCTTATAATAGTAGAAGAAGAATTTAAGTAATCAATGTGAATGGATTTATATCCCAACATGTCACCAACTGTGTGACACACCGAGCATGTCCAGTTCGATGAGCCTATACCGGGAACTAAATCACCTTTAGAATAAATTGTGGAGGTTAATGGATCTTTTGTGTCTTCGTTATAATAAAAGTAACAAGATCCCGTAACTCCAGCACCATTTGAACAAAGAGAATTATATTTTGAAGAATATGAACCAGATGTTACCTCAGTTGTATAATCATATAAATTACTAACTGGTAAAACTGTTTCTGTTAAGAATTTGCTTAGAGCAAAATCAATCTTATACATTGCCATCCATGCATAACCGTCTGAGTACAATTGTACTCCATTCGTGTGAGTTGGCTGCTGTGTTGATGGAAATTTAACTTCTCCAACTAATCCGGTTGGTTGATTTTTTCCAACACAAAGATAAACAATATCTGTGACATTGTTATAAACATAAGATCTATCACCTAAAGAACCAACATAATATGGTTCATACTCAGAATTATATGACCAATTAATTCTTGTAACAACTGTTGAAACTTCGTCTTTAGTAATTCTACTAACTAACGAAACATCCGTATCATCGATTGATGAAGCAGCACCGGATATACCACCCATAAAAATAAAGAATTTTGTTACTTCATCTTTTGTTGGTTTTGCGGTAAATGATTTTATCTGATTTTTAATAGTCATATTTTATCCTTATGTGCATTCAGCACATCCTACAGTAGAACACGACAATAGATTAGTGTTAGGTGATTGTTGTCCCGGACTTGGTGTTCCTGCAACCGCATATGACAATTCAATAAATGAACCTATTGTCATATTTCCAAGAGTTTTTTGCGTAGAAGTCAATATATCTCTTCTGACACCGGGGTCCCACGCCGGCCAAATATGTTGAGGATAATAACCAGTTGTTCCCATCGGATCGCAGTAGTTTGAACAGCAATAGCATGTATAATTTGTTTGATCATCGCACAAATTTTCTTGATTATACAATGAGTACAGATTTGTACCAATTGATATGACTGGTGAGTTTGCTGGTGCTGATGTTATACCGGGGAACATGAGCAAATATCTTCCAATAACAGGCAGTTCTTCATAACTTACTGGAATGCTTCCATCATCATTTTCATCTGCACCAGTATCAACATCATCCAACGGAACATATTGTTCAAAGAAGCCCAACATACCAGCCGGATGTGTTCCTGCTAGTAGTGTATTTTTATAATTTATAGCCTGTTCTGTCGTTGCGTCTGATGTTAGAATATAAGAATATTCTTGCCAAAAATAATCATCTGGAAGAACTGCTTCATTTAATGCAGCACCAAATAAATTTGGTCTAGTGCTACTATATCCCACATTTCCAGCCAATACATCATTTTGTATTGGGTTATTTGGATCAAAGTTTTCTGGAAGATCTATTATATCAGTTGGAACTAAACTCCAAGAAAAATCAACATACTTACCGCCATTTAGTCTCATCAAATACTTTTTGGGATAATCTATATTGACATTTGTAACATTGTATAGAGTTTTGAGCAGATAACGATATGCTGGTTCTGTTCCTTTTGTGATTAAAAAGTCACTCTTGATGGATCTTATAAATGCTCTTACATATTGTTTGTCTGTTGCAGAAATTGATGGCAACGAAATGAATGGCGCATATGATTTAATATATTCGTCCAAGAAAGCATCTGGAACTCGGTCTATATCCAAAAGTTCTTCGATATCATATGGTGTTAGTTGAACATCTTCTTTCTTAAAGCCACAGTAAATCCAGTTATAATAACTCTTCAAAAAATCAATCAGATAATTTTCATTAGAATCTGTGCCATAATTTTGTTTAATCCAAAACGGAATTTGTGAGTCTGTTACTGAAGGTGCAACACAATAATTTTGCCCAACAGGATCTGTTCCTACAGTAAGGTTTTTGCTTATTACATCAGTTACATATCTTTGAAACGAAACAGCCTCATCCAATACTTCTTGGCTTGGTGTTGTTTGTGGTTTTTTAAGTAAAACTGTTGTTAGCATATTATACTGCTACTGGTGTTGTACCTGTTATGTTTAGTTTTAAGTAAACTTCATCTTGAGCGTTAACTATGGTTGTAGCTGCTGGTTTTACTTTAATATCAAATGAATCCGTTGATAAATTTGGGTATACAGATACCGTTCCCTGTGCGTAATTTACTTCACCCACAACTATCTCTAAATCTATACTTGCATCAGTTGAATCTTGTGGTATACCATACAGTTTGAGTTTTCCTATTGATGGTGGATTTGTTGCATTTGTATATAAAATAGGAATATCTCGTATTTGAACTGTTCCTTGTGGATAATACGAACTTGTAAATATAGAGGAAACAACTCCAATACCAGAAGTTGTATCTGTTCCTTTTTTGATGCTGTTTTTAAAGTTCAGCGTGGTGGTTCTAGTTGAAGGCAAAAGAGTATATTGCAAACTTAAATCTGTTATAGAAGTTACACTATAGCCAGCGTATGATTCTACTGTTGAATTTATATCACTGGTTTTTAAACTAGAATTGAATGAGCCGGTTGGATAATCACTGTTCAAATCGGATATCATTGAAGCAATGGCTGTGATTGGATCTGTTGTTGCTGTATTGTTATATTCTGTATTTAATACAAAATTAACAACCATTGCTTTTGGTGGAATGTACTCTGGTAAAATAGTAACAACTGATCTCTCTTTTATCTTTGCAATAGCGTCTTTGATTATTGCGTTGTCACCCGTTGCAATTCCATTAATGGTAAACAATAGTCTGCCATATATTGGTGGTGAATTTTCCTCACCACCCCATACATTAATATCAGTAAAACCCATTTGAGACAAGAAAGCATAATAATCCGACTTAGTAACTAGTCGTTGTTGTGCTGAGAATACGCTTGGTGCTACTCTTCGTGCTTCATCAAGATCTGGGGAATCCATTCCACCAGATGCTGGCTTAACATTTATGATTGAACTTCCGGTTGGAATAGTTACCGCAACAAAGGTAGATGCAGTATTTGCATTTGAACCATTTGAAGAAATGTATTGAATTTTAACTCTATCTCCAGCCACTAAATTGGCAGAAGAACTTGATGTGGTTTGGAATTTAACAATAAATCCTGCTGTGGTTCTTTCCAGACTATAAAGATTAGATGTTGGTTCTATGAATGATCCACTATATGTGTCTACTCTTGTCCAGTAACTATAGACTGCATCTGTTGTTCGTTGAACAGCAACTTTTAGTGTCTTTATGTCCATATTCAGATCAGGAATAAACACTCTCTGATCTGGAAAGTCGAAACCGTCCCCACCATAACTTAATTCGGTTTTTACACCTTCATACATGGTAAAATAGTCTGTTTCATTTGATGGTGCGGAAGAACCACCGACAGGAATAGAATCTATATTCCAAAACTGATACCGCAATCCCTCTGGGGTTACTCCAAACACACTAACTGTAAATGGATCTACAACTTGGGTATTAGTTACATTTCTTAATTTGATTCGCGTGGTAGCACTTGTTTTAGTTGGTAAAACATATCCTAACGGCTTAACTAAAGAGACAATAGATCTTTCTAGTTGTGCAGAGTCCAAAAAGGATTCATTAGAGATCATATTGGCAAAGTGAGCGTAATATAGAGTGTTATATGTCAACAAATCTAATAGAAAATTGACAGCAGAACCCTCGAAGTTAAGATCCTTTACGGTATCTTGCTTCTTTAGGTAATCAACCAAAGAAGTTCTTATGCTGTCAAAGTCTAGTTCTGATAGGTTAATTTGTGCCATATTTTTATACCGTTAGTACAAGTGTTTGGGTTGGGAAGTTTTGTTGACCATTATTTAACTTATACCGAATATTTATTTTGGCATCCGCTTCGCTTGTATCGCCAAGAGGATACAGAACTTCAACAGAATCTACTATTATTCTTGGTTCTATTTCTTCTAAGATTGTTTTTATATCCTTTTGTAAGAAGGCTATATCAATTGGTGAAGGGTTATCAAACAACAAATCTACTGTCTTTGTTCCAAAGTAATTATTAAATGGACGCTCACCGTTTCTGGTTAGTACAATATTCTTTATCGATTGAATAATCGAAGAATTGTTGGATACAAATGATATGTCTCCGGTATCCGTATTCTTTTTAAAGAAGATGTCTAAGTCTCTATATTTCATTGGTGCCTTATTGAGTATTTAGTTTCAATTTAGTGGCTCTGATATCATGATTTGTTGATTCTGAGTCTCTAATTAAAATTACATTCATGAGATGCTTTGTTCGTGCTATATCGTGGTTGATTGCAGACACTAACCATACCCCGCTATATCTCTTATTTCCCATATTCAGTTTTACTTTCATTCCGGGTCTTAGAGTGAAGTCACCGTTCAGTTTGACTGCAATCTTATTACTAATGATCTGCATCATCTGAGCATTTCTATACAATGGTCTTTCGGGTGGAGTATTCCAGAATGTGCAATATGTTTGAGAATACTTCAAGTAATCCAAGAACTTCTCACCAATACATGGACACTTGCAGTTTAATGGGTTCTTAGGATCTCCCCACACACAACCCAACCAATCTTCACCCAATACCTCTTCTATAAGGGTGCATTCTTTAATTTCTTCTTCTAGGTCTTTGAGTTCTTTGAATGTGGGTTCTGGTCCGGTTATTCCCATCGTCAATCGATCCGGGCGTAGTTCCTGACATGGACAGTTGCAGAGAGGATTATCATCTGGACACGAAGCATTGTCAGCCGGATTTGGGTTTGAGCATGGATAACCAGCACATGAAGAATTAATTTGAATGTTTTCTCTGGACATTACCACAAACTGAGCAGCAAAATTTCTGTCAAATGTGGAATCTTCGTCTTCTAATTCTGGTCCAACAATTCCGTATTCGGTTTCACCTGATATATCGTTTTTCCACACAGAAGCAGTCAACCCAGCCAGTTGTGGATGTTGCCATATGGCAGAACCATAGTAGTAACCATAGAATGCAGTCTCATCTTCTGGTTCCACTCTATCGTTTCTGTTTTTTAGATCCAGTTCAAAGAAAGCAAGCCAAGGAACACCTTTTGATTCGTTTGGATAATATGATATATTTGACTTAAAATAATCCGTGGATATGGGAAGTGGTTCTGCTTTTTCAGTTTGATAATAACCAAATACATTTCCGGGTATCAATATAGTTTCTAAATCTTTTTGTTGATTTACTTGATATGAAGTATATTCACCAGAACCTTGATTAGATGAATATATTGTTTTTTCTGGTTGAGTTGCAAAAGAATTTGTAAAATCTACTTTTTTTAATCCATTCTGAGAACTTGAACCAAAAGGTCGTAAATTGCTAATTTCAAAGTAAGATGTAGGTAAAGATAATGGATTGGTTCTAGTTACTGATTGTGCTAAATCATGATAAAAAATTTCAGATAAAGTTCCAAATCCATAAACATATCCATTAATAAAATTAGAAGAGTGCATTAAAGCATTTCCACTATTATCAAATTCTATTCGGTTTTTATCTGAATCGTTACTTTTATTTACGCCTGTAGTGGCTTCAACTAAAGTATTATAATAGAAAGAAGCACTATTAAATTCGTATGGACTAAAATATGCACTTTGATTAAAGATTTTTATATTGTTTCCATATCCGAGCGGATTTTCGGTTGTAAAACGATATGCGGAACTATCGAGATATGAATCTGTAGAATTATTTCCAAAAAATGTTCTTCTAGCATATCCTTTTTCAATTATATGATAATCTTTATTGTTAACCAGTGCTTTATTTTCTGGCTTTAGATTTTGTTTCTTTTTCTTTATTCTTTTTACTGCAACATCAAAACCATATGGATCTTGTCCTAAAACAGAAATATTGTAATCAACGGATTTAGTTCCAAATGGTCCGGCAGTTAGTAAAATATGATATGGTAAATAATATTCTGATCCCGGAGTATCGTAAAATCCTTTTGGAAAATCATATAAAGTATTTGTACCAATTGGTTTTTGGAATTCTACCCGCACAAAACTTTCGAGTTCTTCCAATATAGTTTCAATAGGTCTTTTAGGTTCTTCATTATCTGTTGGTGGTTGTATATCAATAAAATTTCTAGAATTTAAATAATCAATTGGATTAAAATCTTCAAACCTTTCAAGACCAAATGGCTGCAACACACAAATGCCCGGATCAAATTGTGACAGATAT